GTTGAGCAGGAATCACTGACCGGCGCACTCAGCAAATTTAACAAGACCATCAGTGCGGCGGCGGCCGGCTCCAAGAAACAGGCGGCGGCGTTCGCTGACATCGGCGTGTCGGTACGCGATTCGAACGGCGGGCTAAAGGACGCTGACAAACTTCTGCTCGAAGTGGCCGACAAGTTCAGCGGTTACGCGAACGGGGCCAACAAGACAGCGTTGGCTCAAGACTTGTTTGGCAAGTCTGGCGCGAAGTTGATCCCGCTGCTCAATAGCGGGCGCGAAGGTATTACCCAACTCACTACGCAAGCGCAGCGCCTGGGCTTGGTCATGAGCCAGGAGGCGGCCGACGCGGCCGACAATTTTAACGATGGCCTGACCGCGCTTGAAGGTGTATCGCGTGGCTGGGCGAACAACCTCGCCGCTGATTTGTTGCCAGCGCTGAACGATATTGTCGGGCTGCTTCTTGACCTTGGGGACAACGCGAACACGGCGGCGGGTAAGACCTCGGGGCTCAGCACCACGCTCAAGGTTCTGACATCGCTAGCCATTGCGACCGGTGCCGAACTGGCCGCCGAGGGAACGCGCATTGCAGCCTATGCGGCGATTGTGGATCAGGCCGCCCACGGCGAATTCAGTGCAGCGGTGCAGACGTTCAAGGATGGCAACGCCGACATCGACGAGATTCGCGCGAAGGCTGATTCGCGTATCGACAAACTGTGGTCGGGTGAATACGCCAAGCAAGGCGCCGAGGCGGCGAAGGGGGCCGGCGCTCTCAAGGCCGCGCTCGAACGTCAAAACGCTGTGGTCGATAATGGCGCCAAGGCCGCAGAGAAAGCGGCCGAGGCCATCGACAAACAAGTCAAGGCGCTGCAAGAGCAGGCCGCGACGGTGGGCATGACCACCACGCAAACGACGCTCTACAAACTCGCTCAAGACGGTGCGACTGAATCCCAATTGAAGAGCGCCACCGCCGCGCTCGCTATCGTCGACGCCTACGACAAAAGCCAGAAGGCAATAAAGGACCACTCCGAACGCGTCGAGGCTTTCAACCGGGTACAAGATTCGACCTTTACCGATGGGCAGAAACTTTTAGACGACTATCAAACGTCGGTCGAAACCCTTCGGAAATCGCTCAACGCTGGCGACATCAACCAGACGCAATACGACCACGTTATGGACGGGCTCGATACTGGGTTGTCGAAAGCGCAGGACAAGTTGACCACAACCAAAGACTACATGAGCGTCTTCGCTGATGAGGCTGCTCGCAACATGCAGGGTGCGTTTGCCGACTTCTTGTTCGATCCGTTCTCAGATGGCGTCGACGGCATGGCGGCGAACTTCGGCAAGGTCATACAGCGGATGATTGCCGAGGCTGCTGCCGCGCAAATCATGGACAGCTTGTTCGGTGCGGTTAGCGCAGACACCGGGAGCCGTGGCGGTGGCCTGCTGTCAGCGGGCATTAGTGCGGTCGGTTCCTATTTTGGATTCGCTGGCGGCAAGGCGGTCGGCGGTCCAGTGGAGGCCGGCAAGCTGTACGAGGTAGGCGAGAACAACGCGCCTGAAATGTTCATGTCCAACGGCCGCCAATACATGATCCCTGGTAACAGTGGGAGCATCAAACCGCAGGGGCCGCCCGGCGACCGCAGCACTCAAATTTTTAACATCAACACGCCAGACGCGAATTCCTTCCGCGCCTCCCAGCGGCAAATCGCCCGCCGCGCCAAACAGCAAATGAGTATCACATGAGCCGATTCCTGGACCTGTACCTGGACCGTTGCGTTCCTGGCTACCCGTGCATGTCATCGCCGCGTTGGTCGACATCGATCACGCACTCGGACTCAGGTGCCGAGCAGGCGAACCAGCGGTGGGAACATCCGTTACACCGCTACACGCTTCCTCAGGCGGTGCGCGACCACGACGTGTACGAAGCCGTTCGCGATCACTGGCTAATTGTGCGCGGCCCGCTGCGCAGCTTTCCGTTTCGCGATCCGCTGGACTTTGCGTCGCGTGCATTGGATCGCCCGAACTTTGTCCCGGCAATCACCTTCAGCGATCAGGTGTTGGGCACGGGCGACGGAATCACTGTGGCGTTCCAACTGGTCAAGACCTACACGCGAGGCGCGGAAACCTACACGCGCAACGTCGTCCATCCGGTGGTATCGACCGTCAAGGTATCGATCAACAACACCGACCCCACGACCTGGACAACCCCACTGACCCCCATCTTCTGGACCGTTGACCGGGCCACCGGTGTCGTCACATTCAGCGCGCCGCCCGCGCCTGGGGCGGTGATCCGTGCCGGGTATCTGTACGACGTAGAGGTGCGCTTCGAGTCCGACGAATCCTTTGATGGCCTGTTGCACGACTACGGCGTGTCGGGCTTTGCCGATCTGGTCCTAATTGAAATTCGTCCTTGCTAATTCTTGAGGTGATCTATGGCATTGCTCTGGTGTGATGGGTTTGACCATTACGGAACATCGACTACAAAAATGCTCGACGGTGCGTGGGCCGAGGTCGGCGGGCAGGTAACTATTTCGAGCGCAAACCCGCGCACTGGGACGTACCATATTCGTCAGGCTGGCGGCACGACTGCCTCGACTACCAACATCCGCCGCGTCCTGGGTGGTGCGAAAACGACAGTCGGTGTAGGCGGTGTGTTTTATTATCCGGCCTTGCCTACTGGCAACAACGTGCAGCGGCTGTTTCAATTCAACGACGCGACGAATACGAACCAGATTTCAATCCTCGTCCAGTCGACCGGGACTATCGAAGCGTTTCGCGGTCCCGCCACAACTTCCCTCGGCGTTACTGCGACGCCGGTAATCGTCGCCAACGCCTATCAGCATGTTGAGTGCATCGTGCTTTTTAGCCAGACCGTGGGCACGATTGAGGTCCGTGTGAACGGTGTAACCGTCCTCAGTTTGAGCGCACAAGATACATGCGCCACATCCCTAGTCGAGTGCAGCCAAGTCCTAATTGGTGGCGGTATCGGCGGCACGAACCAGTTCTCGCAAACCGACCTTGACGATGTGTTCTGTTACGACACTACGTCCAGCTACAACAATGCGTTTATTGGTGACCGCCGTGTGCTGACCCTGATGCCTAACGCCAACACCGCGACGGCTGATTGGACGGCCGTGGGTGCTGCGACCGGGTATGAATGTATCGATGAGGTGCCGCCTAACGACGACACGGATTACATCACCGCCGCCACCGTGGGCCTGGTTTCTCAATTCGGCCTCGCGAATTTGCCGTCCGGTATTTCGGTGGTGAACGCTGTGGTGATGGTGGAGCGTGCGCGCAAAACTGAGGCGGGTGTCGCGAATACAAAAGTGTCGATTGTCTCCGGGGCATCGACTACGGCCGGCGCTGACAAACCATTGACCGAGGTTTACACCTATCGCCAGGATGTGTTCCAAACCGACCCGGCAAGCGCGGCTCCGTTTACGCCAGCGAATGTCGACGCACTCCAATTCAAGGTTGAGCGGACTGCCTAATGACTGTCTACGCGACTAGCTTTGGCTCCGACACAACCGGGGCGGCACCGGCCAACTGGACACAGCGCTGGACGGCGACGGGCTCGACGTGGACCGTGCAGGCGAGCGCGTCGACAACACAGGGCAAATACCTGCAACACACGCGCACAACTACAGCCTATCGGCTGCTGTCGTGGAACGATGTCGACGCGGACGCCAACCGGGACAACGGCGAAATCTTTGTTCGGTTTCGAACCGATTCCGCTTTCCAGTCGTATCAGATTTTTTTAATCCTACGCGGCTCGGGTAGTGCGGGCTCTGAAACCGGGTATGTGTTCCACGCCGTTTCCGATACGACGTTTCGCGTGTCGTATCTATCGGCCGGAACGCTGACGCTCATTCAGTCGTTTACGTTCAACACCGTGAACAGCGTTTTTTACGGTATGCGTTTTCGCGTCAACGGGACATCGATCAAGGCGCGGGTATGGAATAGCCAGATCGACCCCGAGCCGTCTACTTGGCAGGTCGATACTACCAACGCGGCAATTAGCGGCGTCGGCTGGGCTGGCGTCGGTAACTGGGCGTCGACGGGTATTCTAGGAATTGATGACGTAGCGGTTGGGACCAATGGCGACACGGCGGCGTTCCCTGCTTCGCCCGAGGCGCGCGACACACAAGCCGCGTTACTCGTGTTGGAGTATGGCGACACAAATACGCGGTCGACGGAATACGCGTCGCTGGTCCTGGGCGGCACGCTGCCTAATATTCGCGACTCGCAATTCGCCGCTCTGGTGATGGTCGCGCCTAACCCTCCAGTGCGTGCGTCGCAATTCACCGCGCTCCCACTGGTGGAGTTTTTTGCCGCGACGCCCATCACTCAGATGACCGCCCTGGTCCTGGCTGACCTTGTTCCATGTAACACGCAATGGGCGCAGACCTGGACGATTACGCGCACTGATGGGCAGGTGTTCGCCTTCACGTCACTCGACCGGCCACTGACGTTCCGGGGTGTGGTGCATACGCCATGCAATAGCCTGAGCGCTACAGCGACGGAGCAATCTACGACCATCGGCGCGAACGGGAACATGGAGCTGATTGGCATCATTTCCGACGTCGGTATCAGCGAGCAGGAGCTGTACAACGGCTTGTTTGATTTTGCGCGGTTTGAGGTCTGGATGGTGCCTTGGCTCAATCATGGAGGCGAGACACCGTTCCGCCTTATGGCTGGCACCACCGGCACCATGAGCCACGGCACCGAGGGCTTCAGCTTCGAGGTGCTGACCGGCTCGGCCAACTTGCGCCAACGCGGGCTGATGGAAAGCTTCACCGCGTCGTGTCGGTACGGGTTCGGATCGACGCATGATTCGCGGTGCCCGGTCGACTTGGCTGCGATCACCGCCAGCGGATCGGTCACGTCGACGGCGGTGCCGGCTGCGAGCAATACCTCCACTCGGCGGATTCTGATCGACAGCTCGCGCGCTGAAGCGGACGGGCATTTTGACCTGGGCATTTTGACGTTCACTGGTGGGGCCAACGCCGGGGCATCGAGCGAAATCAAACGGTTCGAAGGCGGTGTGTTCGTGCTGTGGTCGCCGTTGCTGTTCCCGATTGAAGTGGGCGACACATACACCGCGACCCCTGGCTGCAATAAATCCCCCGAGGATCACATGCGGTTCAACGCGGACATGATCGATTACGGCGGTTTCCCTGATGTGCCTGGAAGCGATGCCCTAAACCAGTTTCCAGACGCGAAGGGATAACTATGCGCGATCAAATTGTCAGCGAGGCCCGGCGCTGGATCGGCACGCCGTACCACCATCAGGCGGCTCTATGCGGTGTCGGTGTGGATTGTGTCGGGCTGATTCGCGGCGTCGGTCATGTGACCGGCGCACTGCCTGACGACGCAGAGGCGTGGGCGCGGTTCGGTGGTTACAGCCGCATACCCAACCCGCGTCGAATGGGCGAAGGGATGCGGCAATTTTTACGCCCGCTCGATGGTGCGCCTCAGGAGGGTGACATCGCGTGGCTACAGTGGCGGCCAGACTTGCCAATGCACCTCGCGATTCTTGCTAGTGACCATCGAGGCGGTGCAACGCTGATTCACTCCTATAGCGAGGCGGGCGCTGTCGTGGAGCATGGGCTGTCGCCTGAGTGGCTGGCGCGTGTCAAAAGCTGGTGGGCTTATCCGAACGTTGAGGGCGACACATGAGTAGCGTCGGGCAAGTAGTCGGCGGGGTTGTCGGCGCCGTCGTCGGGTTCTTCATGGGCAACCCGATCATGGGCGCGCAGATCGGCATGACGGTCGGCGGGATTATCGACCCGCCAGACGGCCCCGAAATTGAAGGGCCGCGCCTGCAAGATAAGCAGGTCATCGTCTCGACCTACGGAAACGCGATCCCGCTTATCTATGGTGCAGAAAACCGTTGCAGCGGCAACGTCATCTGGTCGACGGGCCTGCTCGAAACCTCCGAGGAAGAAGAGCAAGGAGGCAAGGGTGGCGGTGGTGGCGCGACCACTACGACGTACAGCTACCGGATTAGCTTTGCCCTGGCGATGGGGCAAGGCACGATGGTCGGTGTTAAAAGAATCTGGGCAAACTCGAAACTGATCTACGACACGACCGGGCTTACGCTGCCGGCCGTCGATCCGGTGAACGGTCAGATCGTGACGAAGGCGATGGGCACTCATGCGGTCATGGAGGAAATGCACTTCTGGCCCGGCTCGACGGTGCAGGTGCCCGACAGTTGGATTCAGTCCTTTAACCCGGCGACCCCTGCCTATCGGAATACGGCCTACATCGTTTTTAAAGACATGCAGTTGGCCGACTTCGGAAACCGAATCCCGAACATCGAGGTGGAAATTGCCGGGAGCGCGGTCACTAACGTGGCGGCGGTGGTGCATGACATCGCCCGGCGTGTCGGTGTGGATGACATTTCAATCACCGGGTTGGACGATGAGCTGCGCGGTCTGGTGATCGCGCGGTCGGTCCAGGCAAGCGGGGCACTGACACCGCTCGCTGTCGCGTTCAATTTCGACTTGGCAGAGCAGGCCGGACAAGTGCGTTGCGTGAAGCGTGGCGCAGGCATGAAGGGTGTTATCCCTGTGGGCGATATGGGCGCCGTCCAGGGGGCAGACAATGCGACCGAGCCGGCACGCTTCAAAGCAGTCACGGCGTTGGAGATGCCTAAAACGGTTTCGCTCACGCACCTCGACCCGGCACTGGATTATCAGATCAACAGCCAGCGCGCTTTTAAAGACTTGGGCGACGCGGCAAACATTATCAGTGTCGAACTGCCGCTGACGTTGGGCGTCGATCATGCGCGGCGAATCGCTGACCGCACATTATGGGAGGCATGGACTGCGCGTCGCAGCGTGGCGTTTTCCCTGACGGATAAGTGGGTTCGCCGTTCCTCTGGCGACGTGCTGGGTGTGCTCGTGGACGGCCAGATCATCCCCTATAAAGTGGTCCGTATTTCGCGCGGTGATAACGGGGTGTCTACCTACGAGGCGCAACGCGATGACCCCGAGGTCTACACATCGAACGCGTTCGGCACTGACGGTAACCTGCCGAGCAACGTGGTCAAGTTCCCTGGCGTGACTCGTCTGGTGCTGATGGACATGCCCATTGTGCAAGACGGTAACGATGACAGTGGGTTCTACTGGGTGGTCACTGGCGCGTCGGCCGGCTGGCGCGGTGCTGATGTGCGCCGCTCCATTGATGGCGGTTCGTCCTATTCCAGCATGAGCAAGGTTGGCGTCCGCTCTGTGATCGGTGATGTCCCGGTCGCGCTGCCGGTTGGCCCGACAGCCTTCTGGGACCGGGGCAATACGCTAACCGTGACGCTCGCCTATGCCGGTTCGGTCCTGGAGAGCATCAGCGAAGACCTTGTTATCGCTGGCTACAATGCGGCCTGGTTGGGGCCAGCGACCGGCCAGGGTGGTGAAGTGATTCAGTTCGCAACGGCGACCCTGGTTGGCCCTGGGCAGTACACGTTGAGCAACCTGCTGCGCGGGCGCCTGGGCACCGAGGCGAATATCACGCACGGCTCGAACGAAGTGTTCGTATTACTGCGCAGCACTACGCTCGGCCGTAGCGAATTCGGCCCGGCCGACTGGTATTACTCGCGGCTGTTCAAACCGGTCAGCGTCCTGACGAACGAAGTCGATACAACCGCGCAGGCCTTCACCAATAACGGCGTCGGCAAAATGCCGCGCTCGCCGGTCCACGTTGCGGGTGCGCGCGACGGCTCGAACAATCTGACGCTGTCCTGGGTGCGTCGGACCCGTCTGCAAGTGCCCGGCCTGGGGCTTGGCCCGGTGCCTCTGGGCGAACTGACCGAGGCGTATTCCATCGACATCTACAGCGGGGCCAGCGTCGTGCGGACGATCTCCGCGACCACGCCCGCCGCTAGTTACACCGCCGCTGAGCAAACCGCTGACGGGCTGACCCCTGGTAACCCGGTCACACTTCGCATTTATCAACTGAGCGACGTTCGCGGACGGGGCTTCCCCGCCATCGCGACCGTGTGAGGAACTTATGAGCACATCTGCCGACCTCGGTATCAGCTACATTGCCGGCCAGCAAGCGCAACCGGAAATCACGCACAACACCGCGCTCAACCAGATTCAAATTTTGCAGACCGGTGTTATCAGCGTCGCGCTCAATACTCCGCCCGGCTCCCCCGCGCAGGGTGACACGTACATTCTCGGCGCCAGTCCGACCGGTGCATGGGCAGGCCGGGCGAACTGCCTCGCTGGTTATTTCGGGACCGGCTGGGTGTTCGTGCCGGGCAATGATTCGAGCGGGACCGCAATCACAATGGGCGTGCGGCATGAGGGATTGAAGGTCTACAGCAAAGCCGACAACGCGCTGTACGTGTGGAATGGCACGGCATGGGCCGCCGTCACGACGGGCATGACCAACCCCATGACCACCTCGCAAGACATGATTGTTGGTGGCGCAAGCGGTACGCCTGGACGGCTGGCTATCGGCACCAACGGATATGTTCTGACGGCGGTGGCGGGCGCGGTGGCGTGGGCGGTCGCGACTGGCTTTGCCAACCCGATGACCAGTAGCGGCGACATCATTTACGGCGGTGCCTCTGGTGTTGCAACCCGCTTAGCGGCCGGCACCAACGGGCACGTTCTCACGCTGGCGGGTGGCGTGCCATCGTGGGCGGCGAACGCGGGAATGGTCAACCCAATGACCGCAAGTGGCGACGTGATTTACGGTGGCGCGTCTGGCGTACCGACTCGGTTAGCGGCCGGCACCAACGGGCACGTTCTTACGTTGACCGCTGGCGTGCCGACGTGGGCCGCTGCTGCCGCTGGCATGACCAACCCAATGACGACGAGTGGCGACATCATTTACGGCGGTGCGTCTGGTACACCGACCCGGTTAGGGGTGGGGAGTAATGGGCAGGTTTTGACCCTGGCGGCCGGCGTCCCTTCTTGGGCGACGCCTGCTGGTGGGAGTCAGGCCGGCATGGCGAGTGCTGCCGCGACATTGAACGACTTCCCGTTTTACACGGGCACTGGCGGGTATACGACGGCCACGCTCAACAGCGCGACCCGCGTACATTTCAATTTGGTCTACCTTGATTCGGCCCTGACGTTCACTGACATTGTGATCGCGGTTCGAACCGGATCGGCGGCGACCTCGGTGGACATCGGAATTTATAACTTCCTCGGGGCAGGCAAGCCGGGAACGTGTGTGGCGAGCGCGAACCTTTCGACCGCTTCGGCTGGCAGGGTTGCCGTTACCCTCGGCTCTCCCGTGACCATCAACCCTGGTTTGTATTACGTGGCAATGCACGGGTCCGTCTCGCCAACCCTGGCTGTCTACTCGCAAGCGAGTGCGTCGGTCCTGGGGCAGATTGCCGGCTTAGCGATCAGTGACGCGATGACGCAAATTGCCGCAGGCACTACCACGCTCTCGGCCGTATTGTTCAACGACTCTTCACTGCCGGGAGGGTCTTATACACGGGGCATGGACATGACCGGGCTGAACATGACCAGCGCGAACATCGTCGGGTACAACACCAACGTTCCAGTTGTCGCACTCAAGAAACAATAAACCCGGCGATGGGCCGGGCTTATCGTTACGCGGTTATGGGTTTTTCGGTGGCGCTTCGTATTCCCGAATTTTCCAGGTCCGGACTACATCAGCGCCATACTGTATGTTCCATTGATTGAACTTGCCGTCGCGATTGCCACGCACGGTTAGCTCTTCGCCGGTATGCGGGTTTGCGAAAACCCGTATCTTCATAATAGGGGCCGCCCGCTTAGCGGCTGGCTTAGCGGTTTGCTTCTTGGCTGGCTTTGATGCTGCCGGTTTGGCGGGGGTGGCTGCCGGTTTCTTGGCTTGCTTTCTTTGCGGCTCGATGTCCAGGGCCAGCAAATCATAGAGCGCCGCACGCGATGTCTTATGCTCGGTGCAAAATGCCTCTAATGCCGCGTCAAGTTCTAGCGCCTTCCTAAGTTCCGGGTTTTGTTTCATTTCTTCGAAGGCCGTGAATTGCATTGCGAGCGCGCGCTCAGCGGCCTTGAAGTCAGCGATTGATGCCATGACGGTGCCGTCCATGTTGGGTTTGGGTTAGTTGGATTGTTTGGTTTTGTCAGCCAGTTTTTTTGGGTGAACCGAAGAGGCGACAGTAATCGCGCCGATGATTCTAAGCACCGCCGCCGCGACACTCACGTCGCTCGCTGATTCGATTAGGTCATCAATCTGTTGCAACAGGTTCTTCACCTCGTCGCGCTGCTCCATCGTTAGCCATACAAAATGGCTAATTACTTCTTCCAGGACTAATAGGTTCTGCGCCTTTTTATTCATCATTGCGTCCCGCCATAGCTGACCATCTGCTCAGCGCTGACAAGTGCCAGCGCGACAAACACAAGATGCCGGTCATTGCCAGCCTCATGAATCATCTTGCGGATCGAATCCGCATGTCCCTCAACGAATGCGCGATAGGGTTGCTCTAGCAATTCGATATCGCCCAACAAGCGTTGGAGCTTGTATTCGTTTCGCGTCATCATTCCCCCACACTTGTAATGTCAATCAAGTTACGCGCGCACACTAGCGTGAGTGCCATCGATGCGACGGCCTTATCGCCCGCCGCATCAACCGCCGCTTGCAATTGATCGACCAGCCGCATGACTTTGATTCGCTCGTCCTCGGCCAACAATTCGATGTGCTGCCGGATCACATGGAGGTATATGTGGTCTCTGTTCATCTAAGCCGCTCCCACTGTGCATTCCACTTCTTTAATGGTCGCGCTGATGGTCTTCAATACTGTCAGGCCAAAGCTGCGCGCCTTCTTGGCTGCGTTGATTTCCGCCTCTAGAGAACTGTTGCAGGTGTCCAGGTGATAGAACGGAATTTCCGACCCATCGCGGCGGCGAACCTGGAGCATTACTTCCTGGCGCCGCTTCACAAATGTGCGGGGGCCAACCGGTTTATGTGGTGGTTCTATAGAGGGGGCAGGAACGCCAAGAGTAGCGCGCAGCTCTTTCTCAAGCGCGGCCTGCCGCTTGGCTGTTTCGCTGGCCTGCTCAATACCGGGCGTCGGCGGTGTGGCATTGGGTATTGTTTGAAACTCGAATGACGCGAGCAATAAATCCGGCCGCTCTTGCGGGGCCGGCTTATCTATCCCAAGTGCTTCGCGCATTTGATCCTCAAGTGTCTTGAGGTCTTCGGTCTGGCGCGATATCGCGGGGGTGTTGAATTCTATTTGATCGTGGCTAAGTGACTGCAACTCTCGAAGTTGTCTCTTCTTGGCCTTGCGCTGTGATCGCAGCTCTTGAAGCGTGGGCGGTGCAGGTGGCGGCTCAGCGGTAGAGAGAAAGTCATGGATCAGGTGTTCACGGTGGGCGAACTGGGCAAACCCTAAACTTGAATTTAAAGCCATGCGGTTACTCCTACGGTCCTTGTTTCCCTGAATCGCTTGCGGTGGTGTGCCGACGCGAATTTGTTGTCGTATGTGTACCGTCCATCGGCGGAGGCGTCAATACCGTAGGTTATTTTTTTCGCGTCCTGGCCGGTGGGTCTGGTACGTCGGCCGATAGGGTACTGGGCCGGTCGCCCTGGTGCAACGATGGTACAAATTTGGTACATCGGATGTACCAAATCATGCTGTACCAAGCTTCATGGTGATGAATGCTTGTGCAATGAATTCAATACCTTGACGTGAAAAAGTGAAGTAAATCAATGGGCAAAATTGGATTCGAAATCCGTTGAAGTGGCAACATTTCCTAGGGTTCAAATCCCTATCTCTCCGCCAAAATCAAAGGCTTAGCG